TATCAAAAGGTAATAGATAAGTCTAGACCTAAGAGCGGTATTCAAGAGCTGCGTTACATAGATCCAAGAAAAATAAGAAAAGTTAGAGAAGTAAAAAAAGAACGATTAGAGTCTACTGGGATAGAGGTAGTAAAATCTATCGAAGAATTCTTCATCTATAATGAAAAGGGGTTAAACTATACCCCTGGAGTTGCCCCTCAACAATCAAACTCTGGTATAAAAATACACCCAGATGCAATTACATTTTGTCCTTCAGGTTTATTAGACTTAGATAGAAATATTGTAATGGGGTACTTGCATAAAGCAATTAAACCTGTTAATCAACTCAAGATGATGGCAGACTCATTGGTAATCTACAGATTAGCAAGAGCTCCAGAAAGAAGAATATTCTATATTGACGTTGGCAATCTACCAAAGATTAAAGCCGAGCAGTATATGAAGGACATTATGGCCCGATATCGTAACAAGATAGTTTATGATTCAGCCACTGGTGAGATTAAAGATGATCGTAAGTTCATGACCATGCTTGAGGACTTCTGGTTACCCCGTCGCGAGGGTGGTAGAGGTACGGAAATTGATACTTTACCCGGTGGTGAGAATCTAGGTCAAATTGCAGACATAGAATATTTCCAAAACAAAGTATACCAGTCCCTTAACGTACCAGTATCTCGTTTCCAGCCTCAATCAGGGTTTAATTTTGGCCGTGCTGCTGAAATTTCTAGAGATGAGATGAAGTTTGCAAAGTTCGTATCTAGATTACGTAGAAAATTTAACGTATTGTTCGACGACTTATTAGAGACTCAACTAGTTCTTAAAGGTATTATTACACCCGAGGACTGGAAGCAAATAAAAGAATCTATAAATTACGAATACGCTCAAGACCAGTACTACGAAGAAATAAAAAATGCTGAAAATCTTCGTAATCGCGTAGATGTACTAAATCAAATGACACCTTATGTAGGGGTTTACTTTAGTAAGAATTATATTCGTAAAAATATTTTAAAGCTTTCTGATCAAGAAATAGAACAGATTGAGCAAGAAAATGAACAAGACCCGCTTGATGTACAGCCAGGTGCCCCGGGCTCTATGCAGGCTTCGGAGCTAAGTAAAGAGAACCAGCAGGCTGATGCCAACCCTGATGCAGAGCAACAGCTGCAACGATGATAAATAATACATAATGGAGACTAATATGGATAACATAGATACTATTAACAATATGATTAATGATATTATTGCCGGGAAAAATTCTAATGCCCGTGAAGATTTTGAATCATTAATTTCCAATAAAATGGCTGCTGCCTTAGATCAGAAAAAACAAGAAATTGCACAATCCTTTTATAGTGCAGACGAAGTAGATCAAAATTCAGACCAGGATATCGAAGTAGATGAAACCGAACAATAACTCAATGGCTGGAAATAAGGCTCTAAAGGATAAACTTCCTAAGAAGCCTGCAAGCGAGTATGATCGTAAGGTAGTATCTTACCTGAAGAAAAAATATAATGAGCAATATGAGTTAGAGGAAGCGGTTACAGTTAAAAAAGCTAACTACTCCTGGGGTAAAATGGTTACCGTTCACCACGGCGCCGATACTTCATATCCTTTACACCCAGAACATCAAGCAGCTATTAAAAATTTAAAACCAGGTGAAAGCGCTTCTTTTACAGATGAAACAAATCGTAAAGTGACTGCATCGAGAGAAGAGGACCAAGTTCATCTTTCCGGAAGAGGTTCTAATAAAAAGACTACAGTTGCACACAGCCATTTTACAGAGGGTAATATGAGTTTATTTAAACAGTTTAAAAATAAATTGGAAGAGAAGACTCTTACGCCAGCTGAAATGAAGAAGCGCGAAGAAGTTGCTAAGGCTATTGAGCAAGATAAACCAGACATGCCAATGGGTATGAAAATGGCTATCGCTACTAAGACCGCCAAGCGTGTTGCCGAGAGTGAAGATATTGAGACAGTTAACGAGTTATCTAGTGAACTACTAGGGCGTTATAAAAAAGCTGCTAGTGCTAGCGCAAGCGCAGCTGACGCCAAGGGTGACATGGCTACAGGTAATAAAAGATTTTCAGGTATTATAAAAGCAACTAAAAAACAGTTTAGTAATGATATGAAAACTGAAGAAGTGGATGATGAAGGTAAGATGGCCAAAGGGCAGTTAATGCGCATGGTTAATCAAGCCTCCGCGCTTGCTCAAATGATGGAAGATGATAAGCAGTTAGATGGTTGGGTACAATCTAAACTAACAATGGCTTCCGACTACCTTGATTCCGTTCATGACTATCTAATGCATAATAAGCAAGATGTGGATGAGATGGAAGAAGAAGCAGTTGTAGAAGGTTATACTGAAGACGATATAGCTAATGGTGGTACTGTTATCTATAAGCATGATGGTAAGCATTATATGTCTAAAGTATCCCACAAGTCTGGTAGCGGTGCTAGTACTCAAATACATACTACCTCTAGTCTTGGCCATAAAATTAAATTAAATCAAGTTGTTTCTACTGATGCTTCTGATTGGAATAAATTTAAAAATATTAAAGAAGAAACCGTTGTTGAAACCAAGGGTGCACCTAAAGGCTTTCATTTTACTAAGGATGGTAAACTCAAGCGCGGGGATGCGGATCAAGACGGTAATGGGGGACCTATGCTCCGTACTGATCCATTAGACAAACAACGTAATAAAGTACCTGCAGTTTCAGAAGGTGAACACCTTTGTGCCAAACACGTATACTCAAATATGTTTGGAGAAGGTGTAGTTGTAGACGGTCTTCACGCTGAACCAGATGAACAAGGCAACATCGAATGGTATGCTGTTCAGTTTGATGAAGGCATTAAAAAGGTATTTACAGAAAAATTAGAAGTAATGGTTGCCGAATATCATGGCAACCACAAAAAAAAGAGAATGACAAATGGCAGATAAACGAACTTTAAAAGTAACTGCAGCCCAGGCTGCTTTTGCAATAGTAGGCTCTGGTAGTGCTAATATTAGTATTTACGATGCCCTCCACTCCAATCAAACAATCGATGCCGCTAACGTACAACTGACTATTACCGATATTGCCTACGATGTAGCTAATTCAGCTAACATAACAAGAGGTGGTAATTTAGTATTTGCGTGTAATGCAGGCCAAAATGAGTTAAATCTTTCTGATTCCTTTGGCGCTGTGCTTAATCTCAACTCAAGCGCAAACGTTGAGGTTAATCTTGGTGCTGTACAAGGTACTATTATTATACAGTTCTCAAAGACAGCTGGATACAATGTTCCAAACAGACAAAATCAAGGACCGGGCTCACTATGAAGTTAATTACAGAACAACTATCTAGTGTCCAATATCTAGTTGAAAAAACAGAAGACGGCACAAAAAATATTTTTATCGAAGGTATTTTTATGCAGGCAGAAAAGCCTAATAAAAATGGCCGCATGTATCCAAAAGGTATCATGGAGAAAGAGATTTCTAGATACCAAGAGCTTATAGGAGAAAAAAGATCTTTAGGTGAACTAGGTCACCCTCCTAACCCACAAATTAATCTTAACCAAGTATCTCATCTAATCACCGGTTTACGGTTTGAGGGAAATGATATAATGGGTAGAGCAAAGATTTTAGATACACCCATGGGCAAGATTGCAAAGAATTTTCTTGAAGAAGGAGTTCGATTGGGGGTATCTTCAAGAGGGCTTGGTTCTTTAAAGGAAAAAAACGGTATCAACGAAGTACAAGATGACTTTCACCTTGCTACAGTCGATATTGTTGCTGACCCAAGCGCACCCGATGCATTTGTACAAGGCATTATGGAATCCGCTGAATGGATACTGGATAACGGGGTATGGAAAACAGTACAAATTGAGCAGGCTCAACAAGCAATTAGAAAAGCTTCCAAGGCGGATCTAGGTATAGTGAAATTACAGATATTCGAATCGTTCTTACGAAGTATCAAATAATTAAACCGTATAAATATAACATAAACAAACCCTCTTAGGAGAAAACGGATGTCAGTCGAAAATAAAATTAAGGAGTTGCTTACTCGTACTAACGTTAAGCAACAACTGACTGAAGAATCTAAAGAGGATCTTGCTGCAGCTGGTATGGCTGACACTGGCGCGAAGGCGGCTATGAAAATGTCCAAGGACACTTCAAAAGCTGCTACTGCTGCCATTGCCGGTGATACAACACAACCCAAGCAAGGTTCATCTAAAGATGCTTCATTCACAGAGACAGATGAGGATACAGAGAACTTAGGTTCAAAGAACGCTATGTCTGTATCAAAAGATACCTCACTTCCAAAATCTAAAGGTGATGCTAAGTCTGTAAAGACCGCCGCTATGGAAGAGACAGAAGAATCTATTGAATGGGTAATTAATGAAGAAGATGAAGACAATGTTACAGCTAAAGTTGCTGGACATAAAATTACTCTACATAGAGGCTTAAGTGACTCAGGAACAAGTGATACCTATACCCTTCACCACCCGTCTGGAGATAAAAAAGTTAAAATTAGTTTTAGCAAGCACGGAGATGGCGATGAAGTACATGGCGAGAAAGTAAATCAGGCTTTTGGTCTAGATTCAAAGCATAAGCTAGGCCATAAAATTGCCGGCTCAATGAACGGTATGGGTGGGGTATCTAAATTCCAAGAATCTGTTGACATTAAAGGTCAACTAGACTCTATCTTTGGTGAAGATCTTTCCGAAGAATTCAGAACAAAAGCCACTTCAATTTTCGAAGCCGCCGTTATTGCTCGAGTTAACAACGAGATGGAAAAGGTAACCTTAAAACTAGAAGAGCAAGCAGATCGTGATCTTGCTGAATTTAAAGAAGGTCTAGTTGAAAAAGTTGATTCATATCTTAACTATGTTGTTGAGCAATGGATGGAAGAAAACGCCATAGCTGTTGAATCTGGTCTTCGTACAGAAATTGCTGAAGACTTCATCACTGGTCTTAAAACACTCTTTAAAGAACACTACATTGATGTTCCAGAAGAGAAGTATAATGTACTAGATGAGCTTCAAACTAAAGCCGAACAATTAGAAGCTGATCTTAACGAAGCTATACAATATAATGTTCAAACTTCAAAAGAGCTAACAGAACTAAAACTGTCTAAGATTTTTGAAGAGCAAACTAAAGATCTTGCCGCTACAGAAGTTGAAAAACTTAAAAAGCTAGTAGAGGGTGTTGATTTTGAAAATGAAAGTCTTTACCGTGAAAAAGTAGCTGTAATTAAGGAAAATTATTTCCCTAAGTCGGCTCCTAAATCCCCGGAGAAGATGCTCGTAGAAGAAAGCGGTACAAATCCGGCTGCTTTTGACAATCCTGTTATGACAAAGTATGTTCAAGCTCTAGCAAGAACAGTCAAAACTCGCTAATTTATAAATATCAAGTATAATCCACAAAGGAGAAGGTAATGTACCTATCAGAACAACTACAGGAAAAATGGGGCGCGGTTATTAATCATGCCGATCTTCCTCAAATCAAAGACAGCTATAAGCGGACCGTTACTGCGGTTCTTCTAGAGAACCAAGAAAAGGCTCTTCGTGAAGATCGTCAGATGATGTCCGAAGTAGCTCCCGCTAACAACTCTTTCGAGACAGCTGGTATCGATCGCTATGATCCTATCATGATCGGTCTTGTACGTCGCGCAATGCCAAACCTAATGGCATATGACATTTGCGGTGTACAGCCAATGACTGGTCCAACTGGTCTAATCTTTGCAATGCGTTCTGCCTACGGTAACTTACGTACTGACGACGGTATTACCGAAGCCTTGTTCAACGAAGCAGATACAGACTT